ATGGCTTCAAGAGGCAGAACACCAAAGCCTACTGCTATAAAACAGCTTGAGGGTAATCCGGGCAAAAGACAACTTAATACCAACGAACCTAAACCAAAGCAAAAAGCACCTACCTGTCCTAAATGGCTTGATGATGAGGCGAAAAAGGAATGGAAACGCTTGGCAAAGCAGATGGAACAGCTTGGTATACTTACCGAGGTTGATATGGCGGCATTTGCAGGCTATTGCCAAAGCTATGCAAGGTGGAAAGAAGCCGAGGAATTTATATCAAAGCATGGTGCGATTGTAAAAACTCCGAGCGGATATTGGCAACAAGTTCCGCAAGTGTCCATTGCACAGCAATATATGAAGCAGATGACAAAATTTTGTGAGCAGTTCGGTCTTACTCCTGCATCGAGGTCAAGAATTGTCACCGACAAATCTGATGACTCTGCAGAAGATGCAATGGAGCAGTTATTATCATTGGGTGGTGAGAAAAAGTAATGTATAATGAAGAAAAAGCCAAAAGAGCCATCACATTTATAAACGCCTTAAAACACACCAAAGGTAAATGGCGTGGAGTTCCGTTTGACCTTCTTCCGTGGCAAGAAAAAATAATGAAAGATGTGTTCGGGACGGTCAAGGATAACGGCTACCGACAATACAACACAGCCTATGTTGAAATCCCAAAGAAGATGGGTAAATCAGAGCTTGCTGCAGGTGTAGCTCTTTACCTCACCTGCGGTGATGGTGAATGGGGTGCGGAAGTGTATGGCTGTGCAAGTGACCGTCAGCAAGCAAGTATCGTATTTGATGTGGCGGTTGATATGGTCGACCAATGTCCGGCACTAAAGAAAAGAATAAAGCCAATAATGTCCGTAAAAAGACTTGTATATAAACCGACAAATTCATATTATCAAGTGCTTTCAAGTGAGGCTTTCACAAAGCATGGTTTGAATGTGCATGGGGTTATATTTGATGAGCTGCACTCACAGCCAAACCGAGAACTCTTTGATGTAATGACAAAGGGCTCTGGTGATGCACGAACACAGCCGTTGTTCTTCCTCATAACTACTGCAGGAACAGACAGAAACAGCATTTGCTTTGAACAGCACCAAAAGGCTGTGGACATATTAGAGGGTAGAAAAGTTGACCCGACATTCTATCCCGTTATTTACGGAATTGAGGATACCGATGATTGGACGGATGAGAGAAATTGGTACAAGGCAAATCCCTCGCTTGGACACACTGTCGATATTGAAAAGGTACGAGCTGCATTTTTATCGGCAAAGGAAAATCCTGCGGAAGAGAATCTATTCCGTCAGTTGCGTTTGAACCAATGGGTAAAGCAATCCACTCGTTGGATGCAGATGGATAAGTGGGACGCTTGCGATGAAACGATTGATTTGAGGTTATTGCGTGGCAGAGAATGCTATGCAGGCCTTGACCTTTCCACCACTCTTGACCTTACTGCCTTTGCCCTCATATTTCCACCAAGGAATGATAATGAAAAATATATCATCTTACCGCATTTCTGGATTCCGGAAGAGAACCTGAAACAGCGAGTAAGGCGTGACCATGTGCCGTATGATGTGTGGAAAGCAAACGGGTTCATACGAACCACTGAAGGTAATGTTGTAGATTACCGTAGAATTGAGGCTGATATAAAAGAAATTGCAAGCCAATATGTGGTGCGTGAAATTGCCTATGACCGATATAACGCAACACAGATTATATTAAACCTACAAGACGAGGGCTTGACAATGGTTCCGTTTGGTCAAGGTTTTAAGGATATGTCACCGCCTACAAAGGAGTTATACTCACTCGTATTAAAAGAAAAAATCATACACAATCATCATCCCGTACTTCGTTGGAACTTTGATAATGTGTGTGTTGAAATAGATGCAGCAGAAAATATCAAGCTGTCGAAAAAACACAGCACAGAGCGTATTGACGGTGCAGTTGCAACAGTTATGGCACTCGACAGAGCGGTTCGTAACGAGGGACAGCCTGTGGGTAGTGTGTATGATACAAGGGGGATTTTTGTATTTTAGGAGGACTTATGAACATAATAAAATCAATTTTCAAATCAAGGGATACTCCCAAGAACCATATGAGTGACAATGTTGGCGGTGGTAGGTACTTTCCGTTTGGTCGCACATGGTCGGGTAAATCAGTAACAGAACGCACAGCAATGCAAATAACGGCTGTGTATGCCTGTGTCCGCATAATAGCGGAAACTGTGGCAAGCCTACCCCTGCACGTCTATGAATATACCGACAGTGGCAAGGAAAAGGTATATACACATCCTTTGTATCGGCTGTTGCACGACATACCGAACCCTGAAATGAACAGCTTTGTAATGCGTGAGGTTATGATGAGCCACTTGCTGTTATGGGGTAATTCATACTCGCAAATCATACGAAACGGCAAGGGCGAGGTTCTTGCACTCTACCCACTGCTCCCTGAAAAGATGACGGTTGAGCGTGGAGCTGATAACAGGATTTACTACAAGTATTTCTCCGACAAGGATGGAATGATAGTATTCCGCAAAGAAGAAATACTACATATTGTAGGACTTGGCTTTGACGGTCTTATCGGCTATTCACCTATTGCAATGGCGAAAAATGCGATAGGCTTATCAATTGCAGCTGAAGAATACGGCTCGTCATTTTTCTCAAATTCAGGAACACCGAGTGGTGTACTTGAACATCCGGGTGTATTGAAAGAGCCGGAAAAGGTACGTGATGCTTGGAATGCTGCATATGGTGGTAGCACTAATGCACACAAGGTCGCAGTTCTTGAGGAAGGTATGAAGTTCAATCCTATATCTATTAACCCTCAAGAGGCACAGTTCCTTGAAACACGAAAATTCCAAGTAAATGAAATATGCAGAATATTCAGAGTACCACCGCATATGATTGCCGACTTGGAACGGTCATCATTTAACAATATTGAACAACAGAGCCTTGATTTTGTGACCAACACAATACGGCCTTGGCTTGTTCGTATCGAGCAGACGATATTCCAACAGCTGTTTAGTGAAAGCGAACAAGAGAAGTTGTTTGTAAAATTCAATGTTGACGGCCTTTTGCGAGGAGATTTCCAAAGCCGTATGAATGGCTATGCGGTAGGCAGACAAAATGGGTGGCTTTCAGCTAACGATATTCGTGAGCTTGAAGACTTAAACAAAATACCAACAGAGGAAGGCGGTGACCGATACTTGTGTAATGGTAATATGATAGACATAAAAAATGCAGGTCAGAATTATGCAACAACTGGAGGTGAGAATGATGAGTAAGTTTTGGAAATTTAAGACGATAAAAAATAAAATTGACGAGGAAAACGAAAGCACAGAGAATGTGCTTTTTTTAAATGGTACGATTGCATCGGAAAGCTGGTACAGTGATGATGTGACACCTAAGATGTTTCGTGATGAACTTGACCGATACAAGGGTGATTTGACGGTGTTCATAAATTCTCCGGGCGGTGATTGTTTTGCTGCAAGTGAGATATATACAGCCTTAAAAGAGCATAAAGGCAAAATCACTGTTAAAATAAACGGCATTGCAGCAAGTGCTGCATCAGTTATTGCAATGGCTGGTGACATGGTGGAAATGTCCCCGACCTCAATGCTGATGATTCATAACCCGTCAATGCTCCTATACGGTGAGGCATCTGAAATGGAGCAAGGCATTGAGTTTTTGAACGAGGTCAAAGAATCAATCATAAACGCATACCAAATCAAAACAGGACTTTCACGAAATAAGCTATCAAATCTTATGGATGCGGAAACTTGGTTTAACGCACATTCAGCACATAAATTAGGTTTTTGCGACAAGATTTTGTATACAAAAAATGACAGCAAGGACGATGCCGAGGAAATGGTATTTGATAAGGCCACTATGGTCACAAATACAATTTCAGCTATGAGAAAGAAATTAAAACCGATACGAAAGCCATATGAAACGGGCGTTGATATAGGTCAGTTTGAAACAAGATTAAATTTATTGAAATAACAGGAGGGCAAATATTATGAGTAAGATTTTAGAATTAAGACAGAAAAGAACAGCATTGTGGAATGAAACCAAGAAGTTCCTTGATAATGCAAAGCGTGACGGTGATGTCCTTTCAGCAGAGGATGCAGCTACATATGAAAAAATGGAGGCTGATATTGTTGCTATGGGCAAGGAAATCGACATCCTTGAAAGGCAGGCAGAGCTTGAAAAGCAGATGAACGCACCTACAAGCACAGCCGTTCTTTCAAAGCCTACTACACCGGACGGAAAAGAAAAAACAGGCAGAGCAAGTGATGAATACAAAACAGCTATGCTCTCCGCACTGCGTTCAAACTTTCGTAATGTAAGTAATGTATTACAGGAGGGCGTTGACTCGGACGGCGGTTACCTCGTTCCGGAAGAATACGACAGCCGTTTGATTGATGTGTTGACCGAGGAGAATATATTCAGAGGTCTTGCTACTACAATTACAACAAGCGGTGAGCGTAAGATTAACATTGCCGCCACAAAGCCTGCCGCAGCTTGGATTGACGAGGGTGAGGCACTCACTTTTGGCGATGCAACATTTGCACAGATTAACCTTGACGCACATAAGCTTCATGTTGCGGTTAAGGTTACCGAGGAGCTTTTGTACGATAACGCATTTAACCTTGAAAGCCATATCATTGATATGTTCGCAAAGGCACTGTCAAATGCCGAGGAGGATGCGTTCCTTAATGGTGACGGTGTCGGTAAGCCACTCGGAATATTTACGGAAACAGGTGGTGCTGAAGTTGGTGTAACTGCTGCATCTGCAAGTGCGATTACATCAGATGATATTATTAATCTTGTGTATTCACTTAAGCGTCCATATCGTAAAAATGCCAAGTTCATTATGAATGACCAGACTGTATCCGTTATCCGTAAGCTAAAGGATGGTAATGGCAACTACTTATGGCAACCGTCAGCACAGGCAGGTGAGCCGGACAGATTATTCGGTTATGAGGTATTAACATCACCTTTTGCACCTACTATGGAGGCGGGCAAATCAATCATCGCATTTGGGGACTTCAAGTACTACAATATCGGTGACAGAGGCACTCGTTCCTTTGCAGAGCTTAAAGAGCTGTTTGCCGGAAACGGTATGGTAGGCTTTGTTGCAAAGGAGCGTGTTGACGGTAAGCTTGTACTTCCGGAGGCAGTAAAAACTCTTAAGATGGGAGCGTAAATAAATGAACATAAAGATTTT